TCTCTCCTTGCGGCGTTTCTTTACCCTAATCAGCTCGTGCCGTCTGCGGCTGTTTGAATAACTCAGTATCCACTCCCAGGTCTTCATTCGGGTCAGCTCCTCTTCAAAGAACCTTGGAAGCATGAACTCTGTCAACCCCTCCAGCCGCTTGAAACACCTCTGGCTCGGCTTCAACTTGTCCACTTTCTTGAAAATCCTAAAGAGAATTGCCTCTAACAGCGGTCGAGCCCCCCCGCTGCTTACAAAAGGATACGCCCCGTTGAGGCCGATCCCAATGAGCCGTGGCCCTTTCCCGAGCAACGGCTTCCACCGTAGCACTTCCTGGAGGTTCGAGGCTGCACCCCTCACCGTCACCTCATTCGTCGCCCACGTCTCCGTCCCCTCCTTAAGGGGTGGGTGCCGAGTGGGCAAGTTGACCACCCCCGGATAGCGGACTTGCACCACCCAGGAGCAGACGTGCGAGCCCTCACGGATAGCTTTCACCAATGGGTCTCCCTCCCTCGTTGAGCTACACGCCGGGCAGATCCTACCCGGCATGCGGCTGGAGCTTTTTCCCCCACAAGAGAAGCAGACACATGGTCGCATTCTTCCGGCAATCAGCGTTCCGTTCATCACATACAACGTACTGCTGACTGCGTTTGCATCAAACTTCCGCTCTGGCTGCCTATACTGACGGTTGTACAGCTTTGTTGCGCCGTGGATCCTGTCTAATTCGGATTGCACCTTCATCGTCTTGTAATACTGCAAGGTCGTGGTTATCTCTTCGTCATACTGCCGGATGTTTTGGGCCAAATCCGACACTGGGCAGCACATGCACAAAATGCGCCTTCGCCACCTTCGCCAGAACGGCTCGAAATCCAGCGAGTCATTCACCACAACTCTCCTCAGTATGTTTCCCTCCTGTTTGAGTACGAAGTCCCACCTCCCGACGCGAATCCGGTCGCCGTCGAGCAGGACCTCCCTCTTGTCCAGGCCGCGATACAAAACGGTTCGTGCCCCCATCATCACCCCAGGCATGATCGTATAAAGGCGATCATTGTTCTCCACATGGGTGGTGCTTTTCGTCCAGCAATCTTTCACAGCTTCCAACACGATTCTGTACTTTACGTTATACGGTGGTGGGTCTCCCCCAGCGGCAGCCTGAATCGGTTGCGGTTCCGGTCCAGGCTCCTCCTCTGGGTTTGGGGCAGGTGGGTCCGACCCCCCGTCCCCCCCTCCATTCGGC